TTTGTTGAAGAATGTTGATGAGACCCAACAGGCCTATCAGAAAGCCTTGCAAGAATTATCTGAGTTCAAACCAGATATTCAAGTTGTTTCTGTCTGAAGAAAGGAGACTATAAAACTCATGAATAAGCGTATCAAAAAGAAACGTGCTATCTTATTGTGTATTGAAGGTTTAATTACAGTCAACAATAAGCTTATTGATAAGGTTGAACATCAACAAAAGCAGATTGATGAGCTGAAACAGATCAACTCACGCAATACTCAGGCTACAAATTCGAGATTTGACAAAATCGAGAAGCAAGTGGCCAATAGCAATACTAAGAAGTCTTGTTTTAGTAAAAAATAGAGGAGAAAAATATGTTAGAAAAAGCAAAAGAATTAGCATCTCAAGAACTTTCACGTCTGTCAGGTCGTGAAATCAAGGCTGAAGACTGTTTTGTAGTTTGGTTCAGCAAAACCCTACAAAACTGGAAAGCATTAGTTGGCACTAATCAAATCAAGTCTGATGAAAAATGTGGCGACTATGCGGAAGTAACTCACAATGGTGATAAGGCAGAAACCTATGTAGATGTCTATGCCAAGGTATCGAACAGAGCAATCAAAGATTAGGAGGTGGTCTCTCATCTTGACAGCAGGAAAGACTGCTATAAACTACTTTAAATTACTCTAAACTGGTCGAAATTGACCAGTTTTCTTTTTTGTCCAAACCGTGCTAGTGACTTTAATCCTTGCATGAGTTCGTGGAGGTTGCACGTTAAAGCGTAAAAGAAAGGAGCCAGAACATGGCAGAAGAACATAACAATCCAGCAGTTGATCCTGAACAAGGTCAAAACGGACAGGCTAGCAATCCGCCAGAACCTGAAAAGACAGTATCACTTGCTGAAATGCAACGTCGCTTGAAGCAGGCAGAAGAAAAGCATGCCCAGGCTACACAAGAAGCTATTACACAAGCTCTTGAACAGTACAAAGCTGAGAACGAACTCTCAGGTAAGGAACTGGAAGAGTATCGCAAACAAGTAGCTGAAGCTGAAAAGCAAAAATTGCTTGATAAGATTTCTGACCTTGAGAAAGAACAAACCAAGCGTGAGCTGACAGACGAAGCTATCAAAACACTTTCAGAGCGAAAATTGCCAGTTAATGACAAGGTGCTTGGATTTGTGGTTAAAGACACCGCAGATGGGACCTTGCAGGCAATTGCTGACTTTGAAAGCATCATCAGCGAAATCAAAGCTGAATTTACGCAGTCCGAACCTCCCAAAGTGTCGTCTTCTTTCGGTGGTTCTAGCAAACAGAGTCCTGGCGATATTTTCCGAGACTCTCGCATTATCAAATAAGGAGTCAATAAATGACAGTACAAACTTTTAACCCTGAAAACGTCCTGGTTTCTCAAAAGAAAGATGGGACTTTGCACAAAGAATTTACCGACATCATCATGAAAGATGTTGCTCAAAATTCCCTTGTGATGCAACTTGGTCAGTATCAAGAAATGGATGGCCAGCAAGAAAAAACCGTTTATGTTCAAACGGATGGAATTTCAGCATACTGGGTAAATGAAACTGAGAAAATCAAGACTGATAAGCCAGAGGTGGTTCCAGTAACCCTGAAAGCTCACAAGCTTGGTATCATCTTGGTGACATCCCGTGAAGCCCTAAACTACACATGGAAGAAATTCTTTGACGATATGAAACCACAGATCGTTGAAGCCTTCTACAAGAAAATTGATGAAGCTGGTCTGCTTGGTCATGACACACCATTTGCGAACTCAGTCAATAAGGCTGCTAAAGATGCAGGTAAAGTCATTGGTGGTCCAATCACTTATGACAACATCTTGAAGCTTCAAGATGCACTTTACGACTCTGATGTTGAAGCAAATGCTTTTGTATCAAAAATTCAGAACCGCTCTGCCTTGCGTGAAGCTCGTGATGGAGATAAAGTATCAATCTTTGACAAGTCTGCTAACACCATCGACGGCATTACCACG